TACTGATAATATTAGGTTTGGCGACGAATCACAAGACGCCTACTATGCACACCGTTGGGTTACTGAATCAGCTAACCAAACAAACGGTGCAGGTAGCTTTGGACGTAAAGCACAACGTAAAGTTATTGTACAGGCATTACAAGCACTAGTAAACAGCAACCAAAAAATTAGAGATGATGAATCAAGAATCTTTAACTTAATGGCTTGTCCAGGTTACTCAGAGCTAATTGGTGAAATGGTTACACTAAACACTGATAGAAGCCTAAGTGCATTTATTATTGGTGACAGTCCATTTAGACTAACACCAGATGCAACTACACTTAACAATTGGGGTAAAAACGTTGCTCTAGCAGTTGAAGATAACGATGACGGACTTGTTACAAGTGATGAATACTTAGGTGTGTTTTATCCAAGTTTATTCACAAGTGACAATGCAGGTAACAACGTAGTTGTTCCACCAAGTCATGGTATACTTAGAACGTTTGCATTAAGTGATCAAGTTTCGTTTCCATGGTTTGCACCAGCAGGTACAAGACGTGGCGGAATTACAAACGCTAGTGCGGCAGGTTACATTGACGCTGAAGGCGAATTTGTAAGTACTGCTCTTAACGAAGGACAACGCGATACACTATACAGCAATAACATTAACCCGATCACATTCTTAACAGGTGCAGGTCTTTTAAACTACGGACAAAAAACAAGAGCCAGAAATGCTTCAGCGTTAGATAGAATTAACGTAGCACGTTTGGTAATTTACTTACGTAGTCAACTTAAGAAACTTGCTAAACCTTATATCTTTGAGCCTAATGATAAAATTACGCGAGATGAGATTAAGGCGCAAACAGACACATTGTTACTTGAGTTAGTTGGACAAAGAGCACTTTATGACTTCTTAGTTGTATGTGATGAGTCAAACAACACACCAAGTAGAATTGATCGTAATGAGCTTTATTTAGATATTGCCATAGAACCAGTCAAAGCAGTAGAGTTTATTTACATTCCACTAAGGCTTAAAAATACTGGTGAGATAGCGGGACTGTAGAATGATAAATACAGCTAACAGGGAGATATTATAATGAGCATTTCGACTTTATCAAAACTAACGGTTCCTTTGGATTCAAGTGCATCAGCATCGAATCAAGGGCTGTTAATGCCAAAACTCCAGTATCGCTTTAGGGTGACATTGGAAAATTTTGGTAGATCAACACCAACAACTGAGTTAACAAAACAGGTTGTTGATGTTACAAGACCTAACGTGTCTTTTGAACAAATCACAGTTGATGTATACAACTCACGTGTATTCCTAGCAGGAAAACATACTTGGGAACCTATTACACTTAACTTACGTGAAGATGTTTCAAACAACGTACAAAAATTAGTTGGTGAGCAACTACAGAAACAATTTGATTTCTTTGAACAAGCATCAGCGGCATCAGGTAGCGATTACAAATTCGTAACTAGAATTGAAATTTTAGACGGTGGTAATGGCGCGAATGCGGCAGGTATACTTGAAACATTTGAACTTTATGGTTGTTACTGTGAAAGTGCTAACTACAATACATTAGCATATAGTACAAACGATCCGGTGACTATTGCTTTATCTATTAGATACGATAACGCGATACAAACACCACAAGGTACAGGTATTGGTACAGCTATTGGTAGAACTGTTAATACAGCTATTACTGGTGGCGGCGCTCAGTAACAATACTTTTAAATTATAATATTTCCGAGATTAAGGGGGTCTTTTTAGGCCCCTTTTTTCTTTTAAAATACCCACTTATTACTCTAGATAAATAATAGTATGGCCAGTAAGTTTCAAGGATTTTTCGATAACGTAATAGCAGGGGCTTTGAACCCAAAGGGTAACCTTGGTGACTGGCAACACGCTAGAGCATTATATACTAATGACGATTTTCGTTTAGCGCCAAAGCATAAGTTTTTATATCACGTAGCTTTTACGCTAAATGCAGATGCAGTAAAAGTAATTCCACAATTACCAACACCAGAACTTAATATGCTTGTTAAGTCTGTTGACTTACCTAAGTATAATGTAAGCACAACTTTAAAACATCAATATAATAAAAAGCGTAATTTACAAACTAGATTAGATTACGATCCTATTAATATTACATTCCATGATGATAACTATGGTGTAACAACTGCTATGTGGGAAGCATATTATAGATATTATTTTAGAGATGGCACTTATGCCGCAATAGATGGCGGTGGTGCACCTGCTTTTAAAAACGGAGCATACGAAAGAAAAAATACATACCTTGGAGAAGATCAAAACAAATTTAGATTTGGTATGGACAATGATCAGTTTCAAAACTTTTTTGATACTATTCAAATTTTTCAAATGTCAAGACGAAGATATACTTCGTTTACATTAGTTAATCCTATAATTTCAAGTTGGCAACACGATACTATGGACAATAGTGATAGTGGCGTTGTTTCAAATCAAATGACAGTTCAATATGAAACTGTATGGTATGCACGTGGACCAGTTACACAAGGTACTGCTCCTAAAATGTTTGGTACTCCATCAGGACACTATGATGCATCTCCAAGTCCAATAACACTTGAAGGTGGAGGAGTAGCAAGCCTATTTGGTATTGGCGGTGTTGCATCTGGAGGATTAGATGTACTAGGTGATATTACAAGTGGAAAAGCAACAGGTAGTCTTGGAGGCTTTCTTGGTACAGTATTAAAAGGTGCTAACGTATTTAAAAATGCAAAAAGTTTATCACGTGAAGGAATACGTCAAGAAGGATTTAATATTTTAAAAGGTGCACTTGGTAATGTAAATAATACTGCGGTCGGCGGAGTTGCTAATACATTCTTTCCTAAAGGATCAGGAACAGGAAGTAGTCTTGCAAGTATTGTAAGTACAGTCTCAGGTGTAGCTACAGCTACATCAGTTATAAAAGGTGTAACAGGCGGAAGTGCAGTTGACACATTGGCCGCATTAGCTAATAATCCTGGTAAGCTAGACGAACTAGCTAAAACAGGAAGTTTCTTAAAAGCACATTTAGAATCAGGTGGAAGTGCAGTTATTGACCAAGTTGGTTCAGCATATGATAATTTATCTGATGCCGCTAAAGATACATTTAGAAATCAAGAATTAAATAATGCGCCACAAACGCAAAATAATAACCCCAACATTTCTATAGCAGTATAGGAGAGGAAAATGCCAGAAGAACAAGTAAAAAATGTAGTAACACCTAATCCACAACCTATTAATTTACCACGTGCGGGCAATACTGACTCTGGTGATGAAGTAAAACAATTTTTAGATAGATACTTTCAATCTTCATTAAGTTTTCCTTCTAATCAAGTTGATGCGGTTATAGGATTTTTTGAAAATCGAAACTTCGATAAAATTAGTGCTCAAACTATCGGTACAGTTTTAATGCAACAGGCAAAACTAGACGATGTTAATGTGTTTGAACTTTTAGATACACTTAAAGGTTTAGATACATTACAATTAAGTGCAGTAGTAACAGAAGTATTAAATTATAATAGATCAAAAGTTAGTACACTAGGATACAAAATAACATCAGCTACCGATAAATTAGAGACACGCAACGTACTGGTATAACAATGGCGAAGTTTGCACAGGGACGTTTTACCCTTAAGAATGAAGGCAAATACTTAGGTAGGAAAACTCCTCTATACAGATCAAGTTGGGAATTTGCGTTCATGCGGTTTTGTGATGAAAGTCCTTCTATAGCCAAATGGGCAAGTGAGTCTGTTAAGATTCCATACAAAGATCCTTTAACAGGAAAACTTACTGTTTATGTTCCTGACTTTATGATTCAGTATACTGATGCTAAAGGAAAAGGTCATGTCGAACTTATAGAAGTTAAGCCTGAAAATCAAATGAAGAAAGAACACGTTGGGCGTGATAAATTTAGACAAGCTCAATATATTAGAAACATGGCTAAATGGGAAGCCGCTAGACATTGGTGTAAAAGACGTAAAATTTACTTTCGAGTTATAAATGAAAACGACATTTTTCATAAGGGGAAAAGAAAGTGAGTACTCCAACAGTACAACAACCGGTAATGCTTGTTGAAACTCCAACAGTACAACAAGACATTCATACCATAGTAAGTTTATGGCCTATCTTCCTAGGGTTCATTACATTAGTAATTGTATTAGCCAAAATGCATTCATCAATAGAAGTCCTACGCGAGAAAGTCCACACTCTTTTTGAGTTGTTCAACCAAAATAAGAAATAAATATACGTAGTTAAATTGAAAAGAGAAGTATTATGGCATATAGTGAAAAAGTATTAGATCATTATGAAAACCCAAGGAATGTAGGTTCCATGGATAAAGACGATCCAAGTGTTGGTACTGGAATGGTTGGCGCACCGGCGTGTGGTGACGTAATGAAACTTCAAATTAAAGTAGAAGATGATAAAATTGTTGATGCAAAATTTAAAACATATGGTTGCGGATCAGCTATTGCAAGTTCAAGTTTAGTAACTGAATGGATAAAAGGTAAAACTTTAGACCAAGCACAAGAAATTAAAAATATGGATATAGCTGACGAATTAGCATTACCTCCAGTTAAAATTCATTGTTCAGTTTTGGCTGAAGATGCAATCAAATCGGCTTTAGATAATTACAAGGTAAAGCATGACTAAGAAATTAGAAGAGCTTTTAAACTTACCTGAGTCAAAAGAAATCATTGACGCAGAAAAATCAAAAGCAAAAGTTGACGCAAAAAAAGAACAAAAAGAAACATTTCGAGAAATTGCAGAATTTGATAAAATTGCCGCCGCTTTACCACAAGTAAAAGGCTTAGGTGAATTAGCAGATAAAGAACTTAATGAAGTATCTGATAAAGCTATGCAGGCATATGAAGACTTAATGGATTTAGGTATGAATGTTGAATCTCGCTATTCAGGTCGTGTATTTGAAGTAGCTGGACAGATGCTTAAAACTAACCTTGATGCTAAAAACGTTAAGCTACAAAACAAGCTAAAAATGGTAGAATTACAGCTTAAAAAAGAAAAAATGGACAGAGATGGGTCTGTTGATGGCGAAACTTTAGTAAACGGTGAAGGATATGTTATATCAGACCGTAATAGCCTTATAGAAAAACTAAAGCAGATAGATAAATAATACTATAACGGGAAACAAAGTCATGAGTAAAACATTTGTAGAACATCTAAATGAAGCAAAAAAGACGTATTCTTTTAAAGTAGGCGTAGCTGGTGATTTACCAGAAGGCTATGCTGATCACTTAGAAAGCGTATTGCAGAAGTTTAAGGTTGAAAATATGAGTTCAGGTAAACGTACTCCTATTACTGAAAGACCTTTAGATTTTCCACAGTTGCAAAACACCCATGTTCACTACTATGACGTTGAACTAGGTTACCCAACTACACCACAAGTACTACAACAATATATTGCACAGGCTTGTAGCATTCATGAATCTCACGTAATAGTAAGAGATCCAAATGCACCACAAGAGCAATATCAGGAAGACGGAGTTGAAGGCGAAAGCGAGTATAACAAAGTTTATACTGCAAACTTAGGTAGTGAAATGGAAGGTGCTGACTCAGATGCACAGAAGCAAGTAGCTGGAAATAGAACTATGGATCTATTAAAAGAACTTGAAAAGACTCGTGCAGAAAGAGAAAACAAACAAGTACCTGATGGTATAAGTGATAAAGAACAAAAACATGATATGGGCGAACCTGGTAAAACTAGTCCTGTAGGGAGCAAATAATGAAGTTAAATGACATTTATAAAAAGATAGATAGTCTCAACAAAGAAGTCGTGAACGAAGTTGCTTCAATGAACATTTCTATGAGCGGTGAAACTGCTGATGACGTTGGAAAACTTTTAAAAATGATGAGGGACGCAGGTTTAGAAAAAGCTGAACCAGTTGGTCCAGATATGTTAAGCCCAGGCGATATGCGTGGCGACATAGACAAATTTAGTGATATCGTTAATAAAGGACAACCAGACATGGGACCTCCAAGTCCAATGGATAGTCCATGTGGTGCACCAGACGGTCCAGACGATGGTCCAAAAATTGATATTATAGGACTTGGCGGTGATGATGATAAACATGATCACGATGGTATGAGTCACTCACATCCAGATGGTGATAAAGATCACGATCATGATGATGAAAAAGAATCAGACTATGCTAACGAACCAGATGAAAAGTATGGTACTACAGACTTAATGACTAAAGATTTAGCAGGCGGATTAAACGGTCCTAAAAAATCTTATCCAAAAGTAGCAGGTGGTGACAATCCAATGTCAATTCGTGCAGAACTAACTCGTTTAGAAAATACAATTAAAGACGAGCTATGGAAAGCATTAGAAGAAAAGAAAAAACCAGACTTTTTAGATATGGACAAAGATGGCGACAAAAAAGAACCAATGAAAAAAGCTATCAAAGATAAAGGTAAAAAATAATGGCTGGATTTGACAGAGTAAACGGTTTAGGCGTAACAGCAGGAACACTTTTCAGTCATAATGCAAAAGCGTATCTTGTAACAATTCAAAACGCGGCAAATTCTGCAATTGATTTAAGAGCAGAAGATGATGCAGTTGAAGAAGCGGCTGAATATATTATGAAAGAACTAAATGCAATAATGTTTTTAGTTACTAATTCAAATGCGGGAACTATTTCCGTAATAATGGATAATAATTCTTCAGCGGCAGATATGCAGGCACGTATTAGAGCATTAGGAACAACAGTTGGGCCAAACAACATAGACGTTACCGGTTCAGATGTTGTAGCTGGTACTTCTGTAGTTGTATCATAAAGAATAAGAACACAATATTTCCTCCCCATATTGTAAACTCAAATAGGACTTTCGGGTCCTATTTTTGCCAATAAATACTATCATGAGCATAAAAAGTCTAGATGGTGTTTTAACTAAAAAAGCCCACCAACGTGAAAAGTTTGGTGAAGCAGAGATAGAACATCTTAAAAAATGTATGGATGAAGATACTGGCTATCTTTATTTTGCTGAAAAGTTCTTTTATATTCAACATCCTGTTGA